CCGTCAAGCTATATTTATGGTATTGCATGAGAGCGAAATTGGTACGGAAATAAGATTCAAGATCCTCTCTTGCAATACTTAGGCGAAAAAATCAGCCAGACCCTCCAAAACGACACTACTCTTCTCTTTTGTATTTGGATTCACAACTTCAATGGTATGTGATAATTTAGGCATAGTCTCAAAAAACTTCTCTAATTTTTTGAATTGTTGTGAATTTAATTGTTCTACGAACTCAAGTCTTTCAGATGGAGTGTAATCATTTGCATCCCATGATTCTTCATTATTAAAAATTGTATCCATACAATCAGCAACCACTTGGAATGTTTTATTCACTGTGCTTTCCGAATCATCCTCTGTATCAAAGTTATTACCAACGAATTGACTCAATGATGGATATTTCATACGAAGAGTCATATTGTCATCTAAAACAATGTCTTTTGTATGACCCTTTGTTTTTACAATTTTAATTTCGTCAACATATATCGTGACTGGAACTTTTGTTTCATTGTCATCAGGGCATGTCACGTTCAATTTAATATCCTCTCCTATTGATTTAGAACGAATGTTTAAAAACAGTTGTTCAATGTCAAATGTAGGAAGATTATCAACATCAACACCTTTTGTAAGAATGCATTTTTTTAATACTTCCTTCACGGCATGTGTGATTGCATTTTGATCTTTTGATTCCAAAGCGATAATCAAAACTTTTTCTTCTTTTACAAGAAAAGGTCGATATCTAACTTTTTTATTTGATGAATATAACTTCAACTCATAGGTTGGAGTTTCAATCGTTGGTAATGGCATGATGATTTATTCAGTATTTTATATAGGGAGGTTATTTACATAGTAGTAAAGAACATATTTTTATCTTCAGTATTTCTAATTATCTCTTTTATGTTTTTTTCATTTTGATTAGGGTATAGTTCTTTGTATTCTTTGATTAGAGAGTTTTCTAATTCTTTAGACTGTGTTATTCCAAGTGGTGTATTGTATGCAAATTGTCTATGTTCACCCTTTTTGGTATATTCTGTAAAGAATCTATCATAAGCAAACTGTACATTACATCTTAACACATTTGAGTCACCATAGGCAACTCTCATTGATGTCAAGTTGGTTGGCCAAACATTTACAAATTCATATTGTGTCATTGCTGACTTATAAGTTGCAGATCTAGATTTTTCTATGAACGTATCTTTTTCAAATTTAGTAATATGAATAATTTCTTTGTAATCTTCTGGATAATTGAAACGTGAAAATGCACTTCTATCTCTTTGATTCTCAGTAAAAATAGGATTGATGTATGACATCCAACTTTCTAAAACTTGCAATATTACTTGATCTGCATCACAGTAAAAAACAAGATTTAATGGAGGAAAGTTTCTAAGATTTGGAAATTCTTCTTGAATACCTTGATGATGTCCAATTGCAGTTGATGGAACAAAACTAGTGCCTGGAAGTTCGGCTTGAGTACACATTATTGACATTTTCTTCATGAAGTCCCTTCCTTGAACTCTACTATCGCCTGCAAAATTCTTACCTAACCATGTTTCCCAGTTTCCAAATGAAAAATTAACTTCATAAAGAGTATCGAGGGATGGTCTTGCGACAGTATCTCTAACATCTATAACGCTGCCTTGCAATATTTGTGATTTTCTTGGAAATAAACTATTTGACGCCACAATAAATAAGTTTAAGTTGTTATTACTATATATGAGCTATAAAGGGATATATCGACCTTCTAATCCTAAAAAGTACAAAGGAGACTCTCAAAACATTATTTATAGGTCTTTATGGGAGAGAAAATTCATGAATTACTGTGATTTGAATGAAAATATACTTGAGTGGGCATCAGAAGAATTCTGGATTCCCTATCTAGACCCAACAACAAATCGTGTTCGCAGATATTTTCCAGACTTTTTTATTAAATACAAAGATAAGGATAGTAATATTCGCAGATCAGTGATCGAAGTCAAACCGATGAGAGAAACATTACAACCAAAAGCAACAAAGGGAAAATCAAGAAAAACAATGATAAATGAATCAATGACATATGTGAAGAATCAAGCAAAATGGAAAGCTGCAAGAGAGTTTTGTGAGGATCGTAAATTAGAGTTTAAAATTATGACTGAAAAAGAATTAGGAATACGATGAGCATTCTTAAAAGAATATTAGATAAAGTTGATGGTCAAGTGACTGAGGATTACTTTCGCAGTCAATTGATTGAAGAACTTGGTTCGACAAACTTTGAATCTGATTATGCAGACACCGCTGGATTTTCTCCTGGCGAATTATATTTTTATACCTATTCAGCACAAACCAAACAACCATATTATGACATGTATCCACTTACATATGTAATTGAAATGAGATCAAATGGGTTTTTAGGTTGTAATCTTCATTATGTTCCATTGAATCAAAGAGACGAACTTGCAATAAGCTTACTAAATAACTCTGCTCAGGGTGCAGTTGCAGTTCCTCCAAGAACTCTACATAAATATGTTTATACTGGCGTGAGAGGAACACCATATCGTATTCCAAATGCTGAGTGGTCGGATGTATCACAATTACCGACTGAAAAATTCGTTGATATGAGAGGAATACCAGTTCCTAGAAGTAGAGTTTACAACAAAAACTAATGTCAAAAAGTCGTCCATATGCAATTCCAGGCACAACGTTTGGGTCAAAATATGTTTTTTCCTTCAATAACGATGGTCAATTAGAAGGTATTAAAAAACAAGCCCAATCAGGAAGGCCTTTTAGGTCTGTCGATCCTAGCAGCGCCGAATTTACTAAAGTATCAAGTTCATCTCAAGCATTGAATGCATATAATGTTAATAAGTACAAAGGAAATAAAACTTCCTACAAAGAATCAGTTGACGATATAGAAAAGGTAACAAATGAGGAAAAAAATAACAAACACACTGTAGAATCGAAAAAAGAAACTAATGAAAGTTTTATAGCTACCATTGATGAATACAGATCAGGTAGAAATATCGCTGATAGTCAGGGAGATCCTTTTGATGATAGACAATATTTCCCTGGCTTTCAAAAACATATGGATGATATAGGAAAAGGTAGAATAAGTCAAATATTTGCATATCCATTAGATATCAATCCAACTCAAGATCACATGAAGATATCAAGATTTAGATATCAAAGAGCCGATCTCAATTTAAGTAAACCACAAAATAGATTAGAGAAAAAAGCAGGTAAACCTTTTACGGTGAAAAATGGAGATAGCACTCTTGGTGGAAAACCATTAGGCAGTATCTTACTACCAATGCCAAAAGTGGTTGATACAAATGGTGCTGAGTGGGGAAAGAGTGAGTTAAATGCATCTGGTCTTCTTGCTCTTGGTTCTGCTGACATGGCAGATGAATTTTTCAGTATTGGTGGAAGAATACCAAGTACAACTCAAGTTAATAGAGAACAACAAAAAGCTCAAGATGAAGCTAAGAAAAACCAAGAAAGAGGAGATGTTACAACTGGTGGATTTCTAGGTGTAGGTCAAGCAGGAGTTAACCAAGTTAACACCACAATAGCTTCATTACTAACTGGACAGGAGTTAGATCAAGACACATTCTTAGCAAGAAGAGGTGGTCATGTTTTAAATCCAAACGCAGAGATGTTATTTCAAGGGCCTATTCTAAGGAACTTTAATTTTTCTTTTATAATGATCGCAAGAAGTGAGAGAGAAGGTAAAGAAATTAGAAGTTTGATTAGATTTCTAAAATTAGGATTAGCACCTAAATTTAGAAACACCACCTTTCTTGCAAATCCCGATGTTTTTAAATTGGAATACAAAAATGGAACTGGAGAAAAAGATAAACTAAAAACTGTAAACCAATTTCTTGACGGTCTTGCATTAACCACGATAGCAGTTGATTATTCTCCAAATGGTTATTGGTCTGCTTATCGTGATTCGCAACCAGTCGCTGTTAAAATGGATTTAAGTTTTTCTGAACTTAGACCAGTTTACGAGCAAGATCAACTTGCAACCGATAAAGATAGTGTGGGTTACTAAACATGACATACTCAGGATCACAAAGAGACAAACCAAATGCTTACTTTAGGCAACTTCCTAATCTAGATTATCCCTCATTATCAAATGATCGATCATCTGTCTATGATTACGAAACTGTTAAAAATATATTTAAGAGGGCGATTATTCGTAATGATATTTTTGATGAGGTAACAGCTTTTACAAAATATTCTGTGCAGGGAGATGAAAGACCTGATCAAGTTGCAGATACAATGTATGATGATCCAACTTTAGATTGGGTTGTCTTAACCACGAATAATATTATTCATGTGAGAGATGAGTGGCCAATGGGAAATCAAGATTTTTTAACATATTTAAATGACAAATATACTGCTGAAGAGTTAGCAAACATTCATCATTACGAAACTGAGGTGGTAAGAGATTCTAACGGAAGATTAATTCAATTAAGTGGTATAACAGTTCCAGAGGGTCATTCAGTTACATTTGTGGACAATGGTGTTTTAAGAACAGAATCAAAAATAAAATCATTCTCCTTTTTAGAACATGAAACAAATTTAAATGATGCGAAAAGAAATATTAATATTTTAAGACCAGAATATCTAAATTTATTCTTGGAAGAATTTGGTGATATTATGGAATATAAACCATCAAGACAATTCGTAAATAAGAATCTCAAGAAAACAGAGAATCCAAGAATAATTTCGCCATAAAAAAAGAGGTCACTTTGAGCGACCTCTGGCGTAAAAAATGGCCCGAAAATTTTTTCGGGGTATTTTCTAATTTTCAGCTAGTTTTGCAAAATAGCTGAGTGCATCTTCCTCATCCTCATCAGT